GTTGTTTCATAAAAACAATAGTGAGGTGAACCATCATAAGCAGCAGAACGTGAATCACGCATCAATTGAGCTATAAAATCAAATGGGTGTAAATTAGGTACAACATATTTACGTGAATCTAACGTTTGTTCAATAACTATTTTTTTCCTAACATCTAATAAAGTTTTATCCTTTAAAATTTTCTTTATGATGTTTGAGTTTGTATCTGTATAACTTTTTGATATTTTTAATCTTTTATTTAATAACATTTCTGATGAACAAAAACTTAATTCAAAGACCTCTGAATTTTTTGATGTGTCAAATCTCTTACCAATTCTATAAACACAAAGAGCATTTTCCGTATAATCAATCTTAGCAAAGTTTTCAATGCCTGGTGTTGTGATTTTTAGTAGTAGATAATCTTGGCCATTGATTTGACCTTCAGTAAGTAAGTTGTTGGTATCAAATATTGTAATACTACCACTTAGAGCAAACTTATTTAATTCTTCAAAAATATCTATTTGAAATATACTATCTCGTAAATCTATAGATAACCCTTTTGAAGTTATTAAAGTTGCTTGTTGTATATCATATTCGCCTGCATATTGTATAGTCATTAGATAACATTCTCTCTTGTTAACCTCTTAAACTCTTCTACAAAATCTGTTATGTATGCTGGGTCTAATAATCTAATTCTTCTTTTATTGTCTTGAAGTGTTTCTTCATATTCACGATTTGTTATTGGTGTTGCCGATGCATAATCTGTATTAACCGTACCAATATCTATTTTTTTTGTGCCATGACCAGATTCCTCTGTAATTTCATAATGGTGAATTGCATCAATAGTTGAACCATATTTTTCATTTATATATTCGTTGAATTGATTGCCTGACATTGGCCAATCATGAAATCTATCAGTAACATTATTAAAAAGTAATACTACCCAATGTAAATTAACGTTACCATATAACTTATGTGCAATCATTTCAGGTGTCTCACCTTCAACAATATCATATGTATCATAGAGTGCTGTGTTAGATGCTATTTTTGTTCTGACAGCAACTCTTCTTAAAAGATTAGTTACATCTTTTGTGGTACCATCACCAACAGAATCATATGGTATTATAGGAAAGTTTTCAAAATACATTTTAGTAACCCTCAAATACTCTTTCTCTTGTAATGAGTTCTAGTTCTGCAAAGTTTAATGTGATTTGTGTTTCTACAGGTGGAGCTCCTTCAGCATTAGGTTCAAATGTTCTATATCTATCACCACCATAGGATACAGTAACGTTTTCACAAACACACGTTGAAACTTTTTGTAAGTATTGATTCTCTGCGCCATTATACATGTATTGTATATCAAATGTATTTGGTACAACCATTTTTCTACCTGCTCTATTACCACCAACAAACTCTGGTAACATATTTGAACGGAATGCAAATATTATATTTCTTATTTCATTTGCTTCTTGCAAATTTTTTGGAATCATCTTAAAATTAAATTGAAACTTTCTTTTTGATATGCCTTTGAATGCCAACTCCATTCTATCAGCAATGATAGCACCTGCAGCCATTTCTGCAGCTTCTCTTGCACCTTGAAACCCTGGTAATGCTCCAATTGTACCCATTAATGTTTTTATCAAACCTTCACTAACAGCTGAACCAGATGTATCTAAAAAGTTTTTCATGGCTGATGTTGCAGATTTACCTGACATGATATCATTGTATGTGTTTACACCTAACTTAGCACCAAAACCAATTTCTTGGTCTGTGTAACTTGCATTGTCAACATACGTTGCAGTTGGTGGCATGTATAAAGCAATTGCAGTATCTAATCTTACAGTTGGTGCTCTTTCAATAAAAAGAGTGTTACCACCACCTCTTTGTTCGGCAGCACCTTGATTAACATACGATTGTGATTCTTGACCTGGAGCCGTGGATTTTACATTATCATTTTGTTGAGCGCCGTATAAATTTGATGCATCTTGTTTTGTATATGCACTTGATTGACCAGTTAAATTTTTTATGTAAGTAGGTATGTTAGATTCACTTTTTGATTTGTTTAAATCATTTTGAGATGTCTTACCAACAGGACTACCAAAACCTAATTTTGCCTTTTCTTGTTTGTTAATGTAAAACATAACATAGTGACCTTGATTACCTGTGCCAGGAGCACCAGCAACATCTCTAGGAAATTGTAATATTTTTGTTGTACCTTGAGCAGTAGATTGCCCATTTAAACTTTGTCCAGCACCATTTGCCGAAAATGGTGTACTATTTGTAACTTTGGATGCAGCTGAGGTGCCTGAAAATGATTGAAATTGTTGAGTTGCTACTTTAACGTTGTCTAATATTTTTGAATTCATCTAAATAGTCCTTGTATATAATCTATTTATATGATAACATGGAGGCTAATATGGCATATAGTGGCAGATATAATCCAAGTAACCCAAATAAGTATAAAGGTAATCCCATGAAGATTATTTATCGTTCTTTATGGGAAAAAAGACTTATGGTTTATTGTGACAAACAAAACAGTGTAATTGAATGGGGTAGTGAAGAGATTATTATACCATATTACTCACCTATGGATGGTCAAATGCATAGGTATTTTCCTGACTTCTATATGAAAGTCAAACAAAAAAATGGTACAACTAAAAAGTTTATTGTTGAAGTTAAACCTAAAAAAGACATGAAACCACCACCTGCAAATCCAAAAAGAAGAACAAAATCGTGGTTTAGACAAGTAAAAACGTATGCAGTAAATAAAGCAAAATTCAAGTATGCTGAGAACTTTTGTAAGGATAAAGGTTTAGAATTTTTAATACTTAACGAAGACCATCTCGCTCCTAAGGCATATAAATAAAGGATAGGTACAATATGGCTGTCAGTAAATATATTCAACAAGTACAAAAAGCAGTAGGGGGTAGACCTCGTTCAACTGCATGGTACAGAGACAAAATTAAAGAGTTGGGTACACCTTCATCTTTAGACTTAATTCGTGATGGTAAGAGAGCATCAAGACCTTTCTTTGGTCGTTTAAATATGTTTATCTATGACCCAAAGTTAAAAGCAAAACTACCATATTACGATTCCTTTCCATTGGTATTACCAATAGAACAATACAAAGACGGATTTCTAGGATTAAATTTACATTACCTTCCTATGGGTCTTAGAGTAAGATTATTAGATAGATTAGTTGACTTTGCAAACAATGATAACTTTGATGAAACAACTAAGTTAGTGGCTGATTATGCAAAATTAAAAAATGTGAGATTAATTAGACCTTGTATAAAAAGATACTTATCAAGTAAAGTTAAATCTCAATTTAGAAGAATAGACGCAGACGAATTTACAATTGCCACATTGTTACCTGTCGCAAGGTTTAAGAAGGCAAGTGCTAATGAAGTTTATCGTGATTCAAGAAGGATGATTTAATGGCAAGAAGTAATTTATTAGACATAGGTGCTATTTCAAGCATCTTAATATATCTCGCAAAAGGCAGAGATGGTGGTTATGCATCTCCAAGTAGATATGAAGTTGTAATCACACAACCACCAAAGTTACCAGGCAATACAGATGTCCTAAGAGAGATTAATATGGAAACAACTCAAGTTTCATTTCCAGGTATGACCCTTGAAGTACAAGAAGATGTTAATATCTATGGCCCTGTTCGTAAAGTTGTAACTGGTCAAACATTTTCAGAAGTATCTACACAAATTCGTTTATCAGCAGATTTAAAAGAAAGAAATTATATCGATAGTTGGCAGAGAATGGGTGCAAACAGACAAGACTTTTCCGTTGGTTACTATGATGACTATGTTGGTCAAATGGAAATATATCAATTAGATAAAAGAAATAGAAGAACTCATGGTGTTAGATTATTAGAATGTTATCCACAATCCGTAGCAGAAATTGGTCTTGACTATGCAACAAATAATTCATTGTCCTTTATGAATGTAACATGGGCATATAGATATTGGATAAACTTAACTGATGAATCACAATTACCTCAATCTTTCTTAGAAGAGGTAGGTCAATTAGTTGGTGGGTTTGTCAAAAGAGAGATTGCTGGTAATTTACCACCAGTTATTAGAAGATTGAAAAACAATCTTTAATTAAATAATGCAATTTATTATAGGAGTATATCATGGCATTACCAGTACTAAACACACCAAAATATAATTTGGTGTTGCCTTCGACAGGCAGAGAGATTGAATTTAGACCTTTTCTTATGAAAGAGCAAAAGATTCTTATGTTGGCTCAACAAAGTGAAAGTTCAAAAATGATATCAAAATCAACAATGGATATTATCAAAGCATGTACGTTTGATACTGTAAACGAAAAAAATCCTTTATTTGACATCGAATATGTGTTTTTAAACATACGAGCAAAGTCTGTGGGTGAAACAGTAAGTCTTACTATGACATGCCCAGATGACAAAAAAACTAAAGTTACTGTAGATGTTAATCTAGAAGAAATACAAGTACAAATCACAAAAAATCATTCTACTGATATAAATATTGGAGACGGTATTAAAATGGTGATGG